GCCTCTACAAGTTCGTTAGAACCTTCGTATCCGTCGCCTATAGAGGCTGCGTAATGAACTACCATTCGTGGTTCTTGCTGACTGTAGTCAAAACTACCCCATCTACATCCTGCTTCCGGTAAGAAGAGACCTCGGATTTTTGGTCCAAAATCTTTGTTACGTGCTGGTAGCTGTTGAAGATTAGGATTAGCCATAGACAAACGGCCGCTAACAGTCCCACCACTGTCAGACCTAAGCTGATTGATCTCGCCATGTATTCTCCCATTGTGTTCGTATCTTAAAATTGAATCTAGGAATGTACCATGAAACTTGTTGATCTCTCTAGCCTGTGCTATAAATTTACTGATTTCGTGTTTCGAATTAGCTAACCAATTGGATGTAAAAGATGGCTCATGAGTTTTGTCAGTACGTGGATAATCTATGCCTAGTTTATCGTAGGCTTCTGCTATTTGTCGTGCTGCCCATATGTCTATGTCTTTTCCTACTAGCTGTTTTATTTTTTGTAAAAATTGTTTCTCCTGAGCCTGAAAATCTTTTTTTAGTTGATGTGCTTTGTCTACATCAACTCGAACACCTTTTTCCCTCATCTCAATTAATACAGGAAGTAGTTTAGTTTCTAGATTCCATACAGTTTCAAGGTTTTGATTATATAGTTCTGGTTTAAATCTTTGCCACAAAAGGTACGTGAGCCGTGCATCTTGTTCCGCATAGAATCCAACATGTTCTGCAGGTAACTTCCACATCTCAGCTTTGGGATCAATACCATGATCCTTTGCAGCTTCTTTTAAATCGTTTTCGGACTTTAGCTCACCAAGATAATCTTTAGCTAATGCATTTAAACTATAAGACCATCTGTTCTCATCAATCACAGCAGCAGTAATCATTGTATCTACTATCTCACCTTCAATTTTGATACCCATGTGTCTTAACCATCCGACATCATACTGTGCATTATGAAATATTTTTCTTGCAGGTAACTTACATACATCTTTCATGTACTGAATAACTTGTGGCTCAATCATATTACCACCACCAAAATGTTTAAAAGGAAAATAACCTTGCCAACCTTCTACAGCTACAGCAAAACCAATTACATAACCATTACCAGTTGCCCAACCTGCACCTAACTTATTGTTAATACCATCATCTCTTGTCTCTAAATCAATTGCGATCTCATCATAACCTGATAGATCTTTATACTCTGACGGGCAAGACCAAATATGTTTTTTAAAATTAAATGTAAATTGTAAACCTGTCATTTTTTCCTTGGTTCGTATATGTGTTTATCTTTTATAATTGTGTTTAGTTTTTCTTTGTGCTCTAGCGCATACAAGCAACCATCATAATCGTGCGCAAATATTTCCCAATCAACTAACATAGGGTAAACCTCTAATGTGAAGTTATGCTTTGCTACTTTTATTTCTTTTCTTATTATATTTGCCATCCATGTCTTTCATTTTCTTTTTCTCTAATTCACAGTAATGAATAATTTTATCTAGATCTTCGATACCATTTTTATTAAGGTACCTACAAACATACTTAATAACGTTACCCTGGAAGAACGATAAGTTATTCTTACTTATAAACTCATAAGGTTGTATGTGAAATTCTTTATAATGATTCCCGCCTATCTGCTTATCTTGTGGAAAAACTTTATCGAACATATCTTTATCTGACATCTAAACTCCACATAGGCCCTCGCACTCTTGATTAAAGAGATCTGGCCCTTCATCGTTTTTAAATTTTACTTCATCTAAAGGTACACATTGTCTATGTACAAAGTTTTTTACTTTAGGGTTATGCATACGCATCTTTTTATCAAATTCTACAGCAGATGCAAATTCTTTTGGTCTGTTATTTCTCATATCTATCCAGAAGTTGTCATCATGAAAAGGACATCCAATGCAAGCGCTCTTGACTGGTATTTTAAATCCTTTGCCTTCGTACCATTTAAGACAATCCTCTCTAGACATTTTTTTATCTATAAGTGGCCATACATTTTTCTGCCACCAAAATCTTGATGGTTTCATACGCATGACTTCATCAGTTGATATACCAACCCATACTTCTATATGTTCAGTTTTTGGAAATCTCTGTCTTGGTTTAAGTCCACATAGTTCTCTAATCTTTTTTGCAATTGGAGTTATCTTATATTCTCTCGTGCACTGTCTACGACCCATACCTTTCTTGCCTTTATCATTTAAAGTATAAAAGGGTGCAGAAGCAAATTGGTTACCGCCTGGTGCGAGAGCCGTGAGGATGTCATCTTGAATATTACCTTTCTTAACAATGTGTACAGGGTAACTTAGAACGCTTCTAAGGTATTCAAGATGTTTTATTACTGGTTCAGGTTCCCAACCCGTATCAGCAAATACTGCTGCATCTGGTTTTACACCAAACTCTCCAGCATCAGCCATCAAGGCCATTGTAGAGCTCTGTACGCCTGCTCCAAGGCTAAGTATTCTTAGTTTTGGTTCTTTGTTATTTTCCATATTGACCTTCCTATTTCTTCCGCGATTTTGGGGATGATAGCATTGCCCAATCCCCTAAGTCTGTGTGCCCTGCCGGGTACCCCATTAGCCACTCTACCCACATCGGGTTCAAACTCCCACGATCTCCACGATGTGCTACTTGATCGTTGATGCTGATCGGTAATTTCTTTTCTATTTTCATCTTCATTCTTTTCTCTGACGCTGGACCTCTCATGCAATTCGCGTCTGGAGTTCTCCAAAGCAACATCGTCTCTGGATCTACTTGTTCTCTCAGGTTCGAGGGTCGTGTTCTCCCCTTCCTCTGTCCTGTCATTAATTTTATTGTTCCCTCTTTTGATCTTGGAGGTAAGTGATCCATTGTGTTTGGAGTAGCCCACAATGTAGACTCTCTCCCTTTTGTGTGGAGCGCCGACGCCTGCAGCTGGAATAATAAACGTTTGGATTTCGAAGCCTTCACTTTCCAAGTCAAAGCACACTGTTTCGAAGACCATGCCGTCTTGGATGTTAATAAGTCCTCGCACATTTTCTGCAATAATGAAGGTGGGTTTGACTTCTTTAATGACTCTAAACATTTCTGGCCAGAGATATCGGTCGTCATTAGTTCCTTTTTGTTTTCCTGCAACACTGTACGGCTGGCAGGGGAAACCACCTGTGAGGATGTCGATGGGTTCTTTGATGTCTTTCCCTTCCAATTTTTTAATATCATTATATATCTTAACTCCTTTCCAATGTTTTTGCAGCAACATTCTGCAATATTCTTCTCTTTCACAAAAGGCTATTGTTTTAAAACCTACCTTTTCTAAACCTAAACTAAAACCACCAATACCACTAAATAAATCTAAATGATTCATTTGTTCCCCTGTACGTATACTAAATAATCTTCACCAATTGGATAATGGTATTTATAATCTGTGCTTAATAAATGTAAACTATCTCTTGCTCTTGTTACTCCTGTATACCAAACTTTCTTTTCATTTGATTTTTCATCTTTATCTTTATGTCTGTAGCTAGATGGCCAATTAGCTTTTGAATATAATAATACATGGTTAGCTTCATCTCCTTTCACCGAATGTATAGTATCTATAATTACATTTGGTGGCTCATCTAACTTAGATTGTTTATATCTTTTCAATAATCTTAAAAAATAAATTACCTGTCTTGGTTTAAAGTTACGTCTTAGGATCCACCACCAAGCTTTCTTTTGTGCTTCGTCAGGGAGATCTAACCCACACCATTCTTTAAGTGTAGTAAAATCATAACGCTTATAATCTGGTTCCCTAGACCAAAACTTAGAAGTTCTATAATCTGAATCAGTTACCTCTCTTATGTATTTAAACATGGCCTCAGCTTCTTTTTTCATTATCTCTTTACCGTTTGATATAGTTGTCCAGGCTTTGATAGCTTGCCATTGATTCATATCAAAAGACTTTTGGCCTTTGTTATCTGCAAAATATATGCCTGCATCTTTAGCTAATGCTTTTAATTCATTAACTGTTGTATGTATCCGTCCAAGTAAAAACCATTTACCTTTATCTTTCTCGAATGGTATCTCCTTAAAACTTAAATATCTTTTTACTAAACCTTCTTTGACTAATGGTTCAAATGTTTTATCAACACTATCTAATATTCCTTTTCGAACTATCTGTGAGAACTGATGAATTGCTTGGCCAAATCTTCTAGTCTTTCTTAATACTACCTTTCGCCCTGGAAAGAATTTGGTAAAGTATTTTGTGTCTGCACCATTCCATTGATAGATCGCCTGGTCATCATCTCCAGCTAGGTAAATTCTTTTTACATTGTCAGACATCTTATAAATTAATGACCACTGCAATGGAGTAAAATCTTGAGCTTCATCTAAGATTAAAACATCGAGCTGCGGAAACTCTACCTCATGCAAAGCTCTTTCAATCATATCAGTAAAGTCTAAAAAAGATCTTTCTCCTCCTGAAGTTTTGTAATGTTCGTAAGTACTAATCTTTCTAGTATACACATCTAAGTTATCTTTCTTCTGTGATTCTCTTTTGTAAACTAAAACAGGATCTTCTAATAAATTTCTAGCTTTATCATAAATACCTAGCGACCAGTCAGAGTAAGTAAAGTTATCTTGTGACAATCTATTGTCAGATCTCTTAACAAAGTTATTAGTCAAAGCGTAATCAATCATACAGTCTTTAGTATCAAATATTTCTTCTTCAAAATATCTTCTGCAGTATGAGTGTAAAGTTCTAAACCTTGAAAATGATTTACTGTCCAGGTGAGGAAAAGCTTCTAAGGCTCTCACCTTAGCTGTATCAACAGCTTTATTAGTAAATGATATAAACGCAATCCTTTCAGGATCCACACCTTGTTTTAAATATCTTTTAACAACTCTCTCAATCAAAGTCCAAGTCTTACCTGTACCCGGTGGACCAAAGATCTTAATTGTTTTGTGGTGTATCTGTTTTTGTTTCTGGAGCCCTAAATTTGCTGTGGTACTCATCATCCATCTCACTAAGTTCTGCTTGTTGGTTTTTTGGTTTTATCTTCTGGTGGTTAACAAACTCAGGCATTTCTACATACCATACATTACGTTCACCCTCAAAGAAATCATGCTTCTTACATTCTAACAACTTTACAGCTGCATTAACACTTTTAAACGGTGTCTTTCTTTTTTCTAAAAATTCAGCCAAAGTACCACGTTTAAAGTAACAAATGTTATCTTTACTATCTAATACTGTGTAACCATCTTTAAGTTTGGTAAAGTCATCCTGTTCAATCGTGCTTTCAAAGAATATTTTAAGGGTATTGTATTTCTCTTCCTCTTTGGTATCTTCATATTTGAATGAAGTATTCTCTGTTGCTGACTCTAATAAATGTTTCATCAATAACTCAAATGGACTTGGTCCTTTTTTGGGCTTTGGTAATGTTAACCAAAATATTCTGTATTTAGCTAAACAAACTCTCCAAGATTT